ATACTAGTACGACATCTGAAATATCAACAAAAACAAGTAATGGAACTCAAGCAAAATCAAATAATAAACAAGCACAAGAAATTAATGATTTATTAAATCAAATCAACGAAACACAAACAGGTGGCGCAGATAGTAATAATAATAATCTAAATAAACAAATTAAAAATGTATTGAATAATGGAAATAATGGAAATAATGGAAATAATGGAAATAATAGAAATAATGCAAATAATGGAAACAAACAAAATAAACCTATGACAAATACTAATTCTATAAATAACACGATTAATACACAAGAACTAAAAACAAATAATACTTTGCTAGATAAGTTTCTGGAATTTGTTGGTTTTTATGCAAAGATAGATAAAATTGATCCTAAGATTATAGAAATTATAAATACCGCCTTTAAAACATATGATAAATTTTCAAATGAAACCAAGATGGAAGCCGATTTAAGGATTACTGAAGATGATTTTGATAATTTCTGCATCAATAATATAAATGATAACGCACAAATACCTATTACCTTAAATGATCCGCGACTTTCAGAATATCTCAAAATCTATAAAGATTTGAAAAGTGTATATCTAGACAATTGCGAGTATCTGCTTAATCTTCTAGAAAAACAGGTTCTTATTAAAGACAAACAAAGCGATGATGATACAAAATCTCATTTTACTATTCGTGAAATTAGTTATACAGACCTAGCAGCTTTAGAAACTGATGTTCGCAATCGTCTAGTAAATATGTATTCTCAATGTCAGCAAAATTATCAGGCTGGTATTAAAGCTCTCTTTAATGCATTAAAAACAGAAAATAAAGAAATCTAATAGTTATTACAAATTAAATTTTATTTTATTTTATTTAGACTAACTAATATATAATAATTGTTTTGGTTTATAATTGGGTATTTCTATCCTAGCTGTAAATACATAACCCCCTTCTATATTACCGTTATATATTCTAATAGTTTTTATTGTTGCATTTATAATATCTACCATTTTAAATAAAAAATTAAGAGATTTGAATAACTTTTCAATATTAATACCTTCTGGTGTTCCATCATCTTTAATACCAATCATATATAATGCACGACCATACCCCTCTTCCAATCTATATCTTAATTGTGATGCCCTTTTATTAATCTTTTTTTCTAATTTTATTTGTCTTAAATAATTTAGTTCACGTACCGGCAAATCCCGCGTTTTTTTTATTTCTTTATTTGGATCTCTTTCTAAATCAAGATAAATTTTATACTCTCGATTTCCAGTTGATTGTTCCCTTTTTTGCTTGGGTAGAATTTTATCTATATATTCAAACATTTATAGATAATTTTATTTAATTTATTTAATTTATTTAATTTATTCTAATTAATTCTAATTTATAGAATATATGTTTTATATTTAATTTTCACTTTACAATATAAGAAAAAATAGGAAAATAGGCTACAAGACAAATACAAAATAAAACAAAAAACAACAAGACAAATAGAAAATAAGACAAATACAAAATAAAACAAAAAACAACAAGACAAATACAAAATAAAACAAAAAACAAAAACAAATGAATCGACCGACTACATCTAACTCAAAATTGTAGCGATATCTTGAGGCAGCTCATCAATATGAGTATTATAATAGCGTTCAATCTCCTTAACTCTTTTTTTGTCATTCAAATTAATAAGATTGATTGCTGTGCCCTTGCGACCGTGTCGACCACTACGACCAATACGATGGATATAACTTTCAATCTTAAGTGGTAAATCATAGTTAATAACTACCGATACTTGTTGCACATCAATACCGCGACCCAATAAATCCGTAGAAATTAAAACACGCGACTGCATACTACGGAAATTCTTCATTGCTTCCTCACGCGCGGCAATATCCATATTACCATGAATGCAAGATACCTTAAAATTGTTCTCTTGCATATTGCGAGTGAGTTGTTCCACACATTGATAATGATTGCAATAAATAATAGTTTGACTCACTGATATCAAAGAATACAAATCACAAAGAGTTTCAAACTTATAGTCATTTTTTTCACAATCTATATAAAATTGCTTGATTCCTTCTAGAGTAAGTTCTTCCTTCTTAATAAGAATATTTAAGGGATTACGCATAAAATTACGTGTTATCCGAAAGAACTCAGGTTCCATAGTAGCAGAAAATAGCCCAATCTGAGCCTTTGGATCTATAATCCCGATGATACTCTTAATTTGCTTAAGGAAACCCTCTGATAGTAGTTCATCGGCTTCATCTAAAACAAGTAATTTAATATGCTTGCCAAGAATTACTTCCTTATTTAACATATCTAATACACGCCCCGGAGTTCCAATTACCACGTGCGGTACTAAATCATTGCTAGTACGACCCATTAATTGGTCTATATTATCGCGCACTGGTATACTCTTAACTGCCATACCTACACGAACATCTAAATAACGACCTATATTTTTAAATACAAACTCAATTTGCATTGCTAGTTCTAAAGTGTGTGCCAGAACTATTGTTTGTATTTGATTTTGCGACATATCAATACGCCCTAAAGCACCAATACAAAACGTAGCAGTCTTACCCATACCACTCTGAGCCTGGGCGATAACATCATAACCACCTAGAATAGGACGAATAGCTTTTTGTTGAATTAAACTGGGTGTTTCAAAACCATATGTCATAACACCTCGAATAATCTTAAGATCGAGTTCTTTTCCTAGGTCATCAAAAGTTTCAATAGGAAGTAGATAGTCTTCTCGTCTTTGAATCTCCTCTGGCGTGAGAGGGTTTTTAGCATTTTCTGCTTCTTTAGATTGCTCCTGTTGACTTTCATATGTTTGAACTTGACACTCTCGCATTTTATCTTCAATATTATAACTTGCCTCGCGATCTTGTCTATTGTCATTACGACCACGATTATAACGACCACCACCGCCGCCGCCACCGCCACCATTGTAATCACGACGACCACCTTCCCCACGAGAATCACGTTCTACACGGTTTTCATAATAATCTCCGCGACCTCTTCCACTACTACCCCCACGTCCACGATGATAATCACCATCGCGTCCACGATGTCTATCACCTTCATAAGATCCATCCCTATAGGAACGACCATCACTTCCACTTCCATTTCCACCAGTCGAATAACGACCAGCCTGATAGCTATTGCGATTTTCGGACATTATGAATTCAAGTTGCTTTATTTGGTAAATGATTTATGCTTTATATTATTTATTAATAATAAATCAATTTTTTAATATAAACAAATAAAACAAAAATCAACAAAAAATAGCAAAAGAATAATTACAAATAGCAAAAATAAATACTTGCAAATAGCAAAAATAAATAATTCTAGTATATCTAGATAGTCTATGTATATATATATTGCACTAAACACATACTAAACACATACTAAACACTTTCTTTTTATTTTCTCTTTCTGGATAGAAAATACCAACCACCTGCTAGAAGAATAACTATCGATAATACTAACACAATAGCCATTTTTTTACTAATTACTATATAATCATCTGATTTTGGATATTCTTGTAGTGCAGTGGGTTTGGGTGTTATTTGATCATATTCTACAACTTTGATAACACTTCGTTTAGGTTTACCACTTGCCGGCGCGATGCAACCTTTCCCAGCTTTATCATTACGTTCTTTTTCAGTGAGTGGTTTACAAGCCGCCCGGAAACTTTCATATCGTGCTTTTATTTCATCGTAAGTGGGACGCTCACAAGCAGGAACCCCTAGCTTATCATTTACTAGGTTATGTATATTATAAAGCCATTTAGATAATTCTTCTCTAGAACCTAGATGCTGCATTAGAGAATTTGATTCAAAGAATTCATCATATGAAGTCCGGCAATATTTGCAAGGTAGCACTTTTCCTAGATAATAAAAAAACCGATAATAATCATTTTGTTTCGCTAGATGTTCTGGATTAGTAGGGTCAATTTTAAAAGGATAGCCAAATGTTATACAATGTAAAAATAACCAACCACTAGGGCCCCATAATCTCGTCATTAAACCATTATCTACATTGGTATTACCTAACACTGACGTATTAGTTAATAGGGTATTGGTATTGGCACATTCTTTGCCGCTACATTTAGAACCGTGGCTTTCACACGGCATATCTGTATCTAGAATATTCTATATTTTATACATATTTTTTTGTATATATATATTAAATATAAGATATAAGAAGTATTCAAATCTCATCAAAATATGAGCCGTGCTAGTAGACGTACACTAACATTAGCTGAGTCAAGGGCATCTGGAAAAGGATATTCGAGTGAAAAAAGTGATATGCGGTTTGTAATTACTGATGATAAACATCAAATACCAGAAAATACAAAGCATGAAATAGAACAAATATTGCAAGGAGATATACGTAAAGGAAATAATGTTAAAAATGGCAAAATTATAAAAGAGGCTATTGGTATTACTGCAGCAGAATTACTTGCTATATCACAGATTATTATAAGTTCAACTGGTAAAGGTTCGTTGCATAAACTAACCAAACGACGTAATACAAATTTAGCAACTGCTAGTTCAAATAATATGTCAAATGTTTCATCTCGTGAGGTATTAAAAAATATTACAAAATTAAATATATCAGACCCAACATTAATGATGCCTTTAAAACAATGTATTTATTTTCTAGAAGGTATTTTAAATGAAGCAAACAACTTTGCAAATAATATTCCAATAGTATGTAAATTAAGATTAACAGAAAGTCAAGAGGTATCATCAGCAGAAATTAGAGAGCAATTAAAAAGCTTGGGGCTGGATTCTAATACCTAAATTATTTTATAAAATTAACCGATAAATCTTTTCATCAACACCACTACCCCGGGGTTCAAACCCTATACTATAAACTACATCTATATCCTCCTTATCCATATCAACTGGTTCAAAATGTTTCCAATAAGTATGTATTGCTACCGCTGGAACATTATGACCACAATTATCTTTTTTTTGTAATTCGCATACATTCACCATCTTTGTTCTCAATGCATTTAGATGCAAGCAAACTAGCTTTTCCGTTGTAAAATGCACTACTATCACTTGGATATCTTTATTTATGCCATGAGCTAGAGTGGCTAACTTCTCCCTAGCCTTGCTAGAACCATTAGTATTATCCACGATGACATTTTCCCCTTTTTTAAGATTAGCTTCTACTTCTTTATGAAATTTTCCCAAAGTGCCATTAAATGTATCCATTCCTAGATATACTAATCCAGACCCAGAAAAACGTTTTAAATAACTAGCATACCATGAACTCTTACCAGAAGCAGGTGAACCTACGAAGATTATTAGGCTTTGTTTATGTCCATCTTCAATCCCTGCAATAATCTCATCCCGGGTTGCAGCATTTATTTTACTCTGCCGTTTAATTACAATACCCTCTTGTTTAGTAATTGTTTTATTTGGATTAAATAATTTATCATCTGCTAGAACTTGTTTAACTAGATAATCTCTTTTATTACTAGCCACACTAGAATCTTCACCGTCATAAAAGACTTCTGGAACCTGAAATGGAATATCCAGATTCATTGCAAATAATAAATCACTAGCAGAATAGTCTCCCTTCCTTCCAGCCATATCACCTACATATAAACTTTCTGTACGATCTATCACACCATTATACTTGGCGCGCATCATCTCCTCTAGGAATTCCCACATTCCACGACAAGGTTTCCTGTTAAAATCATCGTATAATGATATGAATAATGCAAAAGGTTTAATATTATATTCTTTTTCTAATTGCGACTGGATAATATGCCACCGGCTTTTAAATCCTTCCACATCCATTTTAGCTCCATTGCCTGCACCATTTTTTTTATTATTCAATAGCCCACCTTGATTAGTAAAGATAACTAATTTATAACCTGTTGCAATCTTATCACTAATAGCCCGCATATGTTCGGCATCATATAGAAATTGCCAATCATTCTCATCTAGAGGATGAATCTTACCTTTTATAGGTCTTATAAGAGTCCAATCTAAATCCATACCTAGAATCTTATTCTTATCCGCTAGTGCCGTTGCGTGCTTACTGGAATCTGTTTCATACCAATATAAAATATGACCGCTAAAATTGATTTCTTCATAAAAGCCAGACATCTTATTTATCTTATTTATTTGTGATACAAAATATTCTAGATTATTACTTAATTATTCAATCAAATAATTTCAATTTCAATTTCAATTTTATTAGCAATCTGGCAATCTGGCTATATGTATTTTTATATATACTTATTTCTAGAAATAGTTTAATAGTTAGATAGTTATATAGTTATATAGTTATATAGTTATATAGTTATATAGTTATATAGTTATATAGTTATATAGTTAGATAGTTAGATAGTTATATAGTGAAATATAATATGGATGTATTGCCTTCTTGTGAACCTTATTTCTTATCATTTCTAGATTGGTCGTATATACAAAATATTAAAAAAAACAGAAACATAACTGAAATTGATACCCTTCTAGTAATTCAAAATAGTAAGGAAGATTATATATTTAATGCTATAATTAAAAAACTAATTCGTGTAAATATATTTGATTTATCTAGGATTTCGTATCTAGTTATTTTATTCCTAGCACCATATATTGATAATCATCTACAAGAACTATTAAATTATGATAAAGATGTTCCAACATCATTATTAAATAGGATTTACGAAACTCACAATTATACACCGCCTCTAGATAAAACTATTTGCAGTATAATAAATATAGTATTAAATCAACTCATTACTATTGAATTATTCTTAAATATAAATATATTTATTCTATATTTAAATTTGCATAAGCATTATAAATTAACTAAACAGAGTATTGGTTCCAATAATATCCTGCTTTTTAAAATTTCGCAAATAGTTGAAACTATTACAAATAAGATACCTGACTCTGCATTATCATTATTAATTATGAAAACAATAAATAAATATGGAAAATTAAATACAAATTATTTTAATTATTTTGATAATGATATATTAGCAAATTTGGAAAAAGAACATCTAGATTCCAAAATGAATGAAATTGTAAATAACTCTAGCAAAACTAATCAACTACTAGATGATTTTATTATAAGGGTAATGGGATTATGTGATTCAGTGGGTGATTCAGTGGGTCATGAACCAGATAATTTCATATGCATTTGGAATATATGTAAAAGCCATATGATTAATATAATGCAAAATGAAATACAACTTTTTAAAATAGGTCTAGATATATTAATTATTCATTTGGCAAAAGAACAACCTGATTTAAAATCTAAGGCATCTTGCATTAGTAATTCAATTATGAATTTTCTAGAGATGGAAATAGATCTGCTAGATACTAAATTAAACATATAGAGAGATCTCAAGCATCAAGCATCAAGCATCAAGCATCAAGCATCAAGCATCAAGCATCAAGCATTATAAATTCCGCGTAGTTTTCTTGCTTGGGCTTTGTTTTCTGGATTTAGATAATCATGCCTAGATGTATCATTCGGGTTCATAATTGTTTTACTAGTATTTGGAATGTTTATATTTATGGCATTACTTAAAATTTTCTCAATAGGTATTGAAATATCTCTAGGTTGTTTGGAAATGATTCTAGGAATTATTTTATCAAATGTTATCATTGTATATTTTCGTATCCCACACCATTTATTCTGTTCAAAATGCGCAATATCATATTGATTTAATATACTCTTAACTATTAAACTGAGTTTTTGATTAATTACTAAGGTAAAATCTGTTGTATCTATATATCCGTGTCCTAATAAATGTACTCTAGATACCAAATTATTTATTTCTTTTTCTATTTGATTTAATATTTTAACATCTCGATTATTGATTTTGGCATAATTTGACGATTTAGATGATTTAGATGATTTGGATGATTTAGTTGAATAATTATCTACATAGTTAAATTGAAATTGCTTTCTAGAGACAGAGTTATAACTACGCAACATTTACAATACATTACTTACTTTATAATTTTATTTATTTTTTGCATTATTCTAGTCTGGGTACATTGTTCTATTCTGGGTACATTATTCTATTTTGGGTACATTGTTCTATCCTGACTGCATTATTCTAGTATGATTGTAGACAAATTAATTAACATAAACAACTATTCTAGAATAAAACTAATTTTATAAATTTAGATAAAATTTTCCCATTGTAATGGAATCGCTTGGTAATAAGCCTGATTTATATGAGATAATAGGTGTTCCTAGAACAGCTACAGAGGAAGAGATTAAAAAAGCTTATAAAAAGCAAGCTGTTAGGTTGCATCCGGATCGTAATCCAAATAGACAAGAAGAGGCAAACCGTCAGTTTCAAGAACTAAATAATGCTGCTAAAATATTAACCGACCCAGAGCGCCGGCGTCGATATGATAAAACTGGTATTATTGATGGTGATGGAGAACAACAAGGTGTGAATCCTTTTGATATATTTGAAAATTTATTTAGAGGTGGTGGTGGCATGCCTGGTATGCCTGGTTTTTTTGGTGGTGGTGGTGGTTTTAATCGCGAGCAAGGGAAAGAAGGTTCTAGGGGTGGTAAGAGTCCAGATAAGAAACTTACAGTAAATCTTTCGCTAGCAGAAGTTTATTTAGGTAAGCTAGTTCCTCTAGATTTTGTTAAAATGGTGTGTTGTGATACTTGCCAAGGTCGAGGTGCTAAGAATGTAGAAGCCATAATCACCTGTAATGGTTGTAATGGGCAAGGTCGTATTGTTAAAATGATGCAAATGGGACCAATGATTCAACAACTCGTGCAACCGTGTGGTATGTGTGCCGGTAAAGGTAAAATGATTAAACCGGGTAATGAATGCGGCAACTGCCACGGCAAGAAATCCGTGGGAATTAAGCAGCATTTAGATTGCTATGTGCGACCTGGTTCACAATCTGGAACAATTATAACTTTTAAGAATGAATCGGATTGGCATCCTGATTTCACCGATGTGGGTGATTTAGTAGTATTTATAA